CAAGACGACCGGGACCTTCTTCGGCAACAAGAAAGAAGCGAAAGACGAGCGCGACAGGCTGAACAACGAGCAGCCTGGGAACGCAGGTCGTTTCGTGGTTACCGTAGGCCCTGATCACCAGCGTTACAACAAGCAGCACTAATTCACGAAAGGAAGACACAATGAAACTGAACGAGATGAAGGTCGTTGCAGCGGAGATGTACAAAGCGAAGCAACCCACGATGTTCTGGGGTGCCCCGGGCATCGGCAAATCGGCAGGCATCTGGCAGTTCACGCAGGAAGCGGGGATCGGGTTCATCGACCTGCGCCTGTCGCAGATGGACCCGGTGGACCTGCGGGGATTCCCGTACAAGAACGGCAACGGGCTCATGCACTGGGCCCCATCCTCGGCTCTGCCGAGTGTCGAGCTGCACGGGAAGTGCGGCATCCTGTTCCTCGACGAGATCAACGCCGCGCCTCCCAGCGTGTCGGCGGCAGCGTACCAGCTGATCCATGACCGCAAGGTGGGGGAATACGTCCTGCCGGATGGCTGGGTGGTGTTCGCTGCGGGCAACCGCGAGGGTGACAGGGGCGTAACGTTCCGCATGCCGGCGCCTCTGGCTAACCGCTTTATCCACGTGGATGTCGAGGTCGATCTCGATGTGTGGTGCGTGTGGGCCATCGAGGCTGAGCTGGACCCGCTCATCGTGGCGTTCCTGCGGTTCAAGCCCGGGTTGCTGCATGCCTTCAAGGCGGAGCACTACGCGAGCGGCAAGATGGCGTTCCCAACCCCACGTTCGTGGGAGTTCGCCAACCGCATCGTCACGGTGGGGTCGTCGCAGCGCATGGAGTTGCTGTGCGGAGCGGTAGGTGAGGGCGCAGCCACGGAGTTCGAGGCGTTCATCAGGGTGTGGAGCAAGATGCCTAACCCCGACACGATCCTCCTCAGTCCGGATGCGATCGACTGCCCGAAGGACGTGGCCACGTGCTATGCGCTCGCTGGTGCGCTGGCGTATCGTGCTGCTCCCGCCAATATGGAGAACATCTGCAAGTTCGCCGGCAAGATGAGCCCGGAGTATCAGGTGGTGCTCATGCGGGATGCGTGCACGCGTGACAAGACGGTCGCCAACACCAAGGCGTTCAACGCCTGGGCGGTGAAGAACAAGTCGGTGATGATCGTATGAAGACCGATATCTCCAACCGCGTTCTCGCCATATCGCCCAGCATCCGGGTGTGGTCCGGCCGCAAGTACGACCGTGATGTGAGCAACGAGGTGGCGGTGCAGAAGTCCGCGTCGCTCAACTCAGGGAGGTACAACAAGAACCTCCTGCCCGAAGGGGCTGACTCGCTCAAGGCCGTGCAGCAGAAGGCCGGGCTGATCCGCAACGAGCACTACCGCCGCACGCTGCCGCTGTACGACGGCGTGCAGGCGATCCGTGCCGAGGGGTACTTCGACTACGCCACGTGGTGGAACCAGCAGGAAGCCGAGTACCTGGCGCTGGTAAACGTCTTCGTCGGCGAGTACCCGGCGCTCATGGCGAAGGCTGCCAAGGCGCTGGGACCGATGTGGAAGCCCGAGGACTACCCGCAGGCACACGAAGTTGCGGGCAAGTTCGGCATCGGTGTCAACGTGTTCCCCCTGCCGTCCGGAACCCAGTTCGAGGCGTTCGTCTCCGCGCTGGGCGAGGAAGTCGTCGAGGGGTTGTCTGCCAACCTGCAAGTCCAGCAGGAGAAGATGATCCGCGAGGCGATGCAGGAGGCGTGGCAGCGGCTGTACGATGCCATCAAGAAGATGCAGGAGAAGTGCGCCATCCCTGCCGGCGAGGCGGGGGGTGTCTTCCGGGACACGATGGTGGAGAACATCCTGCGTCTGACGGAGGTGCTGCCCACGCTCAACCTGACGGATGACCCCAACCTCACCAGCATGGTGGACCAAGTGCGGCGTGAGTTGTCGGTGTATTCAGCCGAGTCGTTGCGCAACGTACCGTCCAGCAGGGAGGATGCTGCCAGCAAGGCAGCGGATATCATGCGGACGATGGGTGCGTTCATGGGAGGTGGCCGATGAGACTCAACAGACATGAAGCAGGGCATCTGACGGGCCTGGGTGTAGTTACGCCGAGCTATCTCTTCGAGTTCAACAGGCTCGATTATCGAAGTCAGACACGACTGCGCAACATGCTGAACGACGGCGTGTGTACCAACATCGGGCGGCTGGAGCCACTGTATAACATAATCACCCGGCTTGCGAACATACCGTCCATGGCGGTGCGCAAGGCGCAGGATGTCACCAACTATGCGTACTCGTGGCCGGTGTGGGTGGAACGTCCGCCGTCGGATGACTTTTGGGGCGCGGTACAGGACTTGGTAACCGCCGACGTGGTGGCGTACAACCTGACGCACGACCCCAACATGCACAAGCCGTATAGCTTCGGCAGAGTCGATCCTGCTACTGGTCTGTTCTACCTATCTGCGTTGAAGAGTACCGACAAGCTCCGGGAGTTTGCGAGTGAGCAGTGGGCAGGCTCGCCGGAGTACAAGCAGGCAGTCAAGAACGTAATCGCCCTGATGGAAAGCGGCGAACCCATTTGGTTCAACTGAGAGGAGGTTATATGAGTGAAGTATCGCAGCAGATGGTCAAGGCACGTGCGCAACTCGTGATGCAGCATCCGTTCTTCGCATCGATCGTTCTGTCTATCCCCATCCACGAGGACAAGACGTGCGACACGATGTGGACGGACGGCAAGCGCATGGGCTACAACCCGGAGTGGTTCAACAAACACACTGTGCCGGAAGCAATCGGTGTGCTGGCGCACGAGGCCATGCACGTCATGTCCCTCCACCACATCCGCCGGCAGGGGCGCGATCCGAAGAAGTGGAACATCGCAGGGGACTGCGTCATCAACGACATCCTCGCGCAGCAGGGGTTTACGCTGCCACCCGGACAGAAGCTCCCGGGCGCCGCCGGCAAGACGACCGAGGAGATGTACACGCTGCTGCCCGACCCGCCGAAGGGCCAGGGCGGCGGGGGTGACGGTGGCGGCGAAGGTGACGATCCGGGCGGATGGGGTGAAGTGCGCGATGCCGGGCAGTCGCCGGCAGACCTCAAGCACGCCGAGGAAGAGACCAAGGTGCTGGTGCAGCAAGCCGCCAACGCCGCCAAGATGATGGGCAAGCTCCCTGCGGGCTTCGAGCGTCTGATCGACGAGATGATGGAAGCGCAGATCGACTGGCGCGACTACATGCGCGACTTCGCCAAGCAGATCGCCAAGGACGACTACTCGTGGATGCGCCCCAACCGCAGGCACATCGCGGACGGCATCTTCCTGCCGGCGTTGTACAGCGAGAAGGTCGGGGAAGTGTGCCTGTTCATCGATACGTCCGGTTCGACCGGACAGCGTGAGCTGGATGCTTGCGCCGGAGAGCTGAACGGCTTGCTGCATCAGGTGTCGCCGTCGGAGGTGATCGTGCTGCACGTCGATGCCAAAGTTGCGCACGTCGAGCGGTTCAAGCCCGACGAGTGGCCGGTCAAGCTGTCGCCAAAGGGTGGTGGCGGCACGGACTTCCGTCCGCCGTTCAAGTGGGTGGCGGAGAACATGGGCAACCCGCCCGAGTGCGCCATCTATCTGACGGACATGTACGGTACGTTCCCCGAGTCCGCTCCCGGGTACCCCGTGCTGTGGGTGTCTACCACCAAGGGCATCAAGGCACCCTGGGGTGAAACGGTCTATCTGAAAATCTGAAAGGAGGTACGAACATGGATTACACAAGAGCGAAAGAGTTGTGGGACAAGCGGGCCAAGCACCTTGACTACCGTCGTATCCCGCACTGCGGCGACACGATAAAGGAAGGCCCGGACGGCTCACTTAAGGTGTACGGGTGGGGGGAGGACCCCGCCTTGCTATTCTTCCCCGACGGCAGGGTGCGTGTCAGCGGCAGACACTGCGGATGGCAGTCGAGCACGTGCTTCTTCAACCGGCAGCTCCCCTATAAGGGATACCTGGTGTACCAGCGCGGATACCAGCACGGCAACTATTTCCTGCGTCATTGGCGTACCGACACCTTGGTACCGTTCGTCGACGGGCTGGAGTTCACCGAGGACAGGATCATCTCGAGTCAGGTGGCCACCCCGGTGAAGAACCCGCCGAACATACAGGCCCCTCCCGAGTTGCGTGCAGTGGGGCGCAAGATCAAGCAGGCATGGCGGATACAGCTCCTGACGCGGATCAAGCTGGGGGTGTACGACGGTGTGTCATTTGGACTTCTTGAGAGACACCGTGCCATAGAACGAGAGGAATGGCTGGGCATAAATATGGTGGGTCTGGCGGCGAGTTATGCGGAGAAGTTCTTTTGGGATGACCTTGGTGGCCGCACGGAAATACCCTTGTACGACCGGGTCGAGGACGGGTTCGAGCACATGTGGAGGCGCCACAAGCGCTTAATATATGAATCCATCCGCGACGGCAAGTTGACGCTCGACCTGTTTGTATGATGGTCTATATATAGAATAGGAGGTACGAACATGGATTACACAAGAGCGAAAGAGTTGTGGGACAAGCGGGTCAAGGGCAACGACTTCCGCCGCATCCCGCACTGCAGGGATACGATAAAGGAAGGGCCGGACGGCTCACTCAAGGTGTATGGGTGGGGGGAGGACCAGGCCCTGCTGTTCTTCCCCGACGGCAGGATACGCGTCGTCGGCGGAAACTCTGGGTGGCAGCCGACCACGATGTTCTTCAATCGGCAACTCCCCCACGGCATGTGGTTGAGGTACATACGGGGATATAAGCACGGCAGGTACTTCCTGCGTCACATCAAGGCCGACGTACTTGTACCGTTCGTCGACGGGCTGGAGTTCACTGAGGGGGGAATCATATCGAGTCAGGTGGCCACCCCGGTGAAGAACCCGCCGAACATACAGGCCCCTCCCGACTTGCGTGCAGTGGGGCGCAAGATCAAGCAGGCGTGGCGGATACAGCTCCTGTCACGGACCAAACTCGGGCTGTACGATGAGGTGACCGGCCGTTCTTACGGCCCTCGCAGAGCTGAGGTCTTGTTGAATCGTGGAGGCTGGCTGGAGGCGGACATGGCGGCCCTGGCGGCCAGCTACACGGTGGAGTACGTGTGGGAGTCCGGCGGCGTTCGCACAGAAGTGCCGCTGTACGACCGGGTCAAGAAGGGGTTCGAGCACATGTGGAAATTGCATAAGAAAGAAATATATGAATACATCCGCGACGGCAAGTTGACGCTCGACCTGTTTGTATGATAGTCTATATATAGGATAGGAGGTGTGATATGGCTACGACCGTACCTGTACCGGGACACTTAGCGCCCTTAACAAAGGAAGAAGTTCAGGAGCATCTAAATCGGCAGGCGCAGCAACAGATGATGCAGATATCGAGAGATCCCTTCGGCGCAGCGATGGGGCTTGCAGGTGTGTATGCCCCCAACGAAGCCAAGCAGGCCAACCCGCAACCGCGCCGCGTCCGCGCCGAGCTGACGGAAGTCAACAACGGCTGGCTGGTGGAGTACGAGAACGACCAGCACGTCTTTGCGGACGAAACCTCGCTCGCGGAGTGGCTCACCGGCAGGCGTGTGCAGAACCGACTGGAGGGCAAGTAATGTTCCGCATACACTTTGATCACAGCACAGGCGAGTTCGTCGTGCAGGTACTGCGGTATGGTTGCATCTGGCTCACGGTGTGCAAGTCGATATCCGGCGCTGATGGGTGCATCCACGCCCCGAGACAGTTCCCCACCTATGCCGAAGCCCGCGAATGGGTCGTCTCAATTGGCCTGCCCGACCTGTACGACGAGCAGCACCCGAAGAGCTACAAGCAGTTCATCCTGAACGGAGGTGTGCGATGACCTACTACTTCAACCTGCACCGCGTCGGGTGGAAGAGCACCCGCATGATACGCATCAACATCCCCGACATGCCTAGCGCCGTCGCATTCTGGCAGTTCGTCGCCGCGCTGCTGGCCTTGGGATACTTCATGCTCTCCGTCAGCTACGCCGACATGCGCAACATCATGGCAGACGAGCTGGTACGCGCCCGCATAAAGGCTACCGAGTACGAGCTGGACGTGATCTGCCTGCTGCGTCCGGAATGCTCTCTGCGGTCGTGGGGGAGTGATGGCCAGTACCACGTTGTCACGGTACGACGCGGCGAGGTCGAGCACTTCGAGGTGAAGCCGTAATGTACACAGAAAACGAATTTGTCGACACGTCGGCGAGACATGTACACGGAAACGACACATGGAGGTGAAGTCGTAATGTGCGCAATCAGCTTTTTAGCGCGATAGCAATCGGTTTTTTGATAGGAGTAATCGTGGCATGGTAGCGAAGAAACCGGGTGGGTCGTCCCGCAAGTGCGACTGCAAGGGCACGCTGCTTGTCGTGCAGACGGTGTCCGGGGGCTACGGTGAAATGATGACCGTCATGCGCCGGTACCGGTGCAACAAGTGCAGAAAGCTCTACAAGACCGTCGAACGCGTAATCGAGGCGCAGCCATGCCGACCCCCGAAGGCAAAGTAAAGATCGCAGTCAAGAAGGTGCTGGCCAAGTACGACGTGTACGCGCACTGGCCGGTGCAGAACGGCATGGGCGCCCCCTGCCTGGACTGCCATGGGTGCCATGGAGGGCACTACTTCGCCATCGAGACCAAGGCACCGGACAAAAAGCTCACGCCGCGGCAGGGGAAGACGAGGGAAGAGATTATCAGGGCCGGCGGAGTTGTGTTCGTGATATGTGACGATAACGGAGTCACCGGGCTCGAGGTATGGTTGTCGATGACTTCGCCGAGGAGCTTGTACAAATGCGAATAGTCACGCTCGATTTCGAGACGTACTACGACAAGGAATACTCGCTGTCCAAGATGAACACTGAGGAGTACGTACGCGATCCCCGGTTCGAGGCCATCATGCTGGGCATCAAGGAGGATAACGGCGTTGCCTACACAGTGCTCGGACCGGATATCAAGCACGCGTTGGAGGGACTGCAGCTGGACAAGTGCGCAGTAGTCGCACACCACGCGCACTTCGATGGGTTCATTCTCTCCCACCGCTACGGAGTCAAACCGGCAGTGTGGCTGGACACGCTCTCCATGGCGCGTGGTGTTGTGGATGGGCAACTGTCGCTGGGCAGTCTTGCGAAGTGGGCCGGGCTGCCGCCCAAGGGAAACGAGGTGGTCGCTGCCATGGGCAAGCGGCTGGCGGACTTCACTCCGACGGAGCTGGCGGCATACCGCAAGTACTGCAAGAACGACGTCGAGCTGACCTACCAGCTCATGCTCAAACTTTTCGCACACCACTCGAAGCAGGAGATGCAGATCGCCGACATGGTCATCCGCACGTTTACCGAGCCGGTGCTGGAGCTCGATAAGGAACTCCTGCAAGAACTGCACGACACCCTGACTGGACAGAAGGTCGCAGCGTTGCTGATGTGTGGGGCATCCCGCGAGTCCCTCATGAGCAACAACAAGTTCGCCGATGCGTTGAAGAAGCTCGGAGTCACGCCGCCCATGAAGCTGAGCAAGGCTACCGGCAAGCAGACCTACGCATTCTCGAAGGTAGACCCCGGCATGAAGGCGCTGCAGGAGCACCCCGACCCGAAGGTCCAGGCGCTGGTCTCGGCACGACTGGGCGTGAAGAGCACGCTCGCCGAGACTCGTGCGATGCGGATGATACAGATGGCCGACCGTGGCCCGGCTCCCGTGTACCTGCAATTCAGCGGCGCCAAGCGCACCGGCCGGCTATCTGGCGGCGACAAGATGAACTGGCAGAACAACGCGCGCAACAAGGAAGTCAGCGACACGACCGTGCTTGGCGGGACGATCATCACGCCGGACGGCAGGGCCACACTGAACGAGTACGGCAGCAAGACCACAAAGACATCGCTCGGTGACTACCGGACGAAGGACTGCCACGAGCTTGGGCTGCGGGACGTCATCCTCGCGCCGGAGGGCCACGTGCTTGTTGTCGTGGACTCGTCGAACATCGAGGCACGGGCGCTGGCGCTGCTGGCCAGGCAGGATGATGCAGTCGAACGCTTCCGCCTAAAGGAAGACCCGTACTGCTACATGGCGAGCAAGATATTCGGCATGGAGATAAACAAGAAGGATCACCCGGAGCAGCGTCGCCTGGGCAAGATCGCGGTGCTCGGGCTGGGCTACGGCATGGGGGCAGGCAAGTTCGAGGAGACGTGCGCCGCCCAGGGTATCAGGCTCAAGCCGTCACAGGCGCAGCTTACCGTAGACATCTACCGGTCTACCATGCACAAGGTACCCGCCTTCTGGCGCACGTCGGAGGAGGGCTTCATACACATGCGCACCGGCACGAAGAAGTGGGTCGTCCCGGACATGATCTACACGGACAAGGAGTGCTTCGTGCTGCCGTCCGGCCGGCGCATCCGTTACCCGGGGCTGACCAAGAACGACATGGGCAGCTGGGCCTACACTGCCGACAACACATTAACAGATTTATACGGAGGCAAGGCGGTGGAGAATATCGTGCAGGCCGTGGCCCGCGATATTGTGATGGAACAGACCTTGAAGATCTCGAAACAGGGGTATAGAGTTGTATTGTCCGCGCACGACGAAGCTGTCATGTGCGTTCCCGAATCCGAAGCCGAGGCATGCCTTGACTTCGCGTTAGCCACCATGCGAACACCCCCCGCATGGTGTTCAACATTGCCGCTCGACGCGGAAGGGGGTTATCACAAGTCATACGGAGGTGTAGACAAGTGAGTGAGCAGTCAGCAGTAGCCAACAAACTCGTGGCAATGTCCATCAAACCATTGGTGGACGAACTCGACAAGGAAGTGGCCAGGAACGGTACTCCGGAGGAGCGCAACATGCTGCGAGAAGTGCACGACATGATGAACCAGATCCTCGGAGGACAGAAACATGCCGATGAAGAACCGCAACTACAAGCAGGAGCGCAAGACGATGCTGGCCCGCGGCGAGCGGGACGATCACGCCGAGCGGCTGCGCCTGCGAAGAAAGGCAGTAAAGGCCGGAGTCGTAAAGGCTCATGACGGCAAGGACCTCGCGCACAAGACAGCCATGAGCAAGGGCGGGGACTCCTCGCTCGGCAACATCGAGGTGCAGTCGAAGGGCAAGAACCGCTCGTTCTCCCGCAACCCCGATGGCAGCATGAAGTCGGAGGAGTCCAAGCGCGAGCGCAAGAAATGACGCCGTTGCCATGGTCACACTCGTCGCTCGAGAAGTTCGTCAACTGCCCCCGGCAGTTCTATCACGTCAAGGTCGCCAAGGACGTGAAGGACAGCATGGGGGAGGCGGCGATATGGGGCGACCGGGTGCACAAGGCGTTCGAGGAGTACCTGCTCCACGGCGGGGAGAAGCCGCTTGCGGAAGAGTTCAGCATGTACCGGGACTACCTTGACAGGCTGATCGCCGGGGCGGGCAGGATGTACGTCGAGCAGCAGTACGCGCTGGACATACGGCTGCGTCCGTGCAACTGGGACGACGCCTGGGTTCGGGGCATCACCGACGTGCTGCATATCCACGGTCACACAGCTCGTGCGCTAGACCACAAGACGGGCAAGACCAAGCCGGACTCGAGACAGCTGGTGCTCATGGCGTTGCTGGTGTTCTATCACTACCCCGAGGTCCTGCAATGCAAGACTGGGTTCATGTGGTTGAAGACCGGCGAGAAAACGGTACGTACGTACAAGCGCGAAGACATCCCCGACATGTGGGGCAAGTTCCTCGCTGATCTTCAACAGTACAAGCAAGCGTTCTCCACAGACACGTGGCAAGCTCGACAGTCCGGGTTGTGCAATGGCTGGTGTCCGGTGGAGAAATGCGAGCACTGGAAACAAGGAAAAAGGAAATGAATCAGAGGACGTGTTACTCCCATCTCACTGACGAAGAGTTGCTCCGCTGCACGCGGCAGTCGGACGACCCGCTCGTCGACGAGCTCAGCAGCAGGCTGGCCAGACGGCTAGGGGCAGAGACCCGTGCGCCTGTCTTCACCCGATACGTCGGCGAGACTGCCGAAGACATGCGTAGGCGGTACGATGACACAAGTCGACGTATCCAAACTTGACGATGACGCAGCGGTTGCGTTGTGGGTGCTAACCGGTGGGCAAAATCGAACGCTGGTCGTCGCTGACATAGCCCAATATTCTCGGTTGGTGTCCGATATGCTGCACCCGTTACCGTATTTCATAATGTTGAAGGACTCTACAGGTGCAGGTACGCGCATCTACACAATCGATACTACTGAAACTACGTCGTCCTGAGCTGGTGCAGCAGTGCATCCCCAAGCACAAGCTGATTGACATCGACGGGCACAACCTGGCGGTGAAGCATGGGCTGGAGGAAGTGAAGGTGCTGCGCAACCTTGGCGTGACGGTCCCGTCGCCGATCCTGTACTACTACGACTGGCCGGGGAAGTACAAACCGTTCGCGCACCAGTACGACACGGCGGCGTTCCTGACACTCAACCGCAAGTCGTTTGTGTTGAGCGAGATGGGCACGTCGAAGACAGCCTCCGTACTGTGGGCGGCCGACTACCTGATGAACGAAGGGCACGTCAATAAAGCCCTCGTGGTAAGTCCGCTGTCCACGTTGCGCAGGGTGTGGCTCGACGAGCTGTTCGCTGTGCTCATGCACCGGCGCGTAGCCATACTGCACGGTAGCAGGCAGGACCGACTGGACCTTCTGGCGAAGGACTTCGACTTCTACGTCATCAACCACGACGGACTGGCGATCATTGCCGACGAAGTGCGCAAGCGCATGGACATCGACATGGTCATAGTCGACGAGGCTAGTGCGTACCGGAACTCGCAGACCAATCGCTTCAAGGTGCTCACCAGCATGCTTCGCGCCGACCAGCGGCTGGTCATGATGACGGGCACGCCGTGTCCCAACGCTCCGACCGATGCCTGGGCGCTGGCGCGCATCGTCAACCCCGGCAAGGTACCGAGGTACTTCGGGCAGTTCCAACGCATGACGATGATGCAGGTATCCACCTACAAGTGGGTGCCGAAGCCCGAGGCCTACACGATCGCATTCGAGGCCATGCAGCCAGCCATCCGCCACCGCAAGAAGGACTGCATCGATCTTCCTCCGGTGATGGTGGAGAAGCGCGAGTGTGGTATCACCAAGGAGCAGGCCAAGGCGTACCGCGACATGAAGAACTACTTCGCGGCCGAGACGGGCGGCGCCGAGATTACCGCGGTGAACGCCGCAGACAAGATCGGCAAGCTCAGGCAGATCCTGTGTGGTGCGGTGAAGGACCCGGGCACCGGGGAGTACCATGACCTCGACCACACGCCCAGGCTCGAGACACTGCTGGAGTGCATAGAGGAGGCCAGTGCGAAGGTGGTGGTTGTGGTGCCGTTCAAGGGCATCACACTGACGCTGGAGAAAGAGATCGCGCCCAAGTACTCCTGCGCTGTGCTCAACGGCGACGTCTCCGTTACCCGGCGGGACCACATCATCAAGCAGTTCAAGAATGAGAAGGACCCCCACGTTCTGATCGTTCACCCGAAGGTGGCGTCGCACGGGTTGAACCTGACCGAGGCGGACATGATCGTGTTCTACGCTCCCATCTACTCGAACGACGAGTACCAGCAGGTGATGGAGCGGATCAACCGGGCCGGGCAGGTGAACAAAATGACGATCGTCAAGATCGGGGCCTCCGAACTGGAGTGGGATATCTACCGCCTGCTCGAGGGCAAGCGCATGACACAGGAGAACATCCTCAGCCTGTACGAAAAAGAGTTGACCCGTAGGTAAAAAAGCAGTATAGTTTAACTAGCAGATAGGAGGTAACATGAGTGAAGCGCCCATCGACCGGGCGGTCAAGGCCTACGTCCGTATCCGGGACGAGAAGGACAGGCTGACCCGGGAGTACAACGAGAAGGAGGCTGGCCTGAAAAGCCAGCTGGAAACGCTGGAGGTGTTCTTCGCCACCGAGGCCAAGGCCGCAGGCGTGGACGGGTTCAAGACCCAGTTCGGCACGGTATTCAAGGAGGAAAAGCTCACCGCGAGCTGCGCCGACTGGGAGGTTTTCGGCAACTGGATCATCGAGCATAATGAAATCGAGATGCTCGAGCGGCGCGTCAAGCACGCGACCGTGAAGCAGTACATGGCCGACCACAAGGGGGCTCTCCCGCCTGGGGTCAGCGTGTTTCGTGAAGAGAAGATGCGCGTCCGTCGCGCTTAACCACCTGAAAAGGAGTTTATATGTCTAATGCAGTCGTTCCGTTTTTCCAACAAACCAACGTCCCGGCCGAGCTCACCAGCATCTTCGGCGAGTCGAACATCGCCGAGCGCAACCTGATTCCCTCGCTCACCTTCCGGGGCAAGGTGTGGCGCATCACCGTCTCCGGCGAGACCCACGACCTGATGAACGGCGATGACCCCAAGCCGTCTGTCGACGTCATCGTTCTGGCCCAGCTGCCCAAGCGCAGCCGGTCCTTCTACGAGGGGACGTTCGTGGAGGGCGAGAACAGGGCCCCGCGCTGCTGGTCCACCGACGGCACCAAGCCGGACGGGGAGGTTGCTGAGCCGGTAGCGCAGACTTGCGCCGCCTGCCCGAACTCGGTCAAGGGCTCGAAGATCACCGACAACGGCAAGCAGGTTGCCGCGTGTTCGCAGTTCCGCCGTCTGGTCGTCGTGCCGTCCAACGACCTGGGCTTTGAGCCGCTGCTGCTCCGCATCCCGCAGACGTCCATTTGGGACAAGGACAACGCGGAGAACGAGCAGAAGGGCTTCTACGCCTGGGACCAGTACATCGACATGCTGCGCACCCGCAACGTCAACCACACCGCGCAGGTGGTGACCAAGCTCAAGTTCGACAAGCGTATGGCCTATCCGAAGCTCCTGTTCGGACCGGTACGTTTCGTGAGCCCCGAGGAGGCCGCTATCCTCAAGGAGATGGTCAATTCCGACAAGGTGAAGGCCCTGCTGGAGATGAAGACGGTCGACACGTACGTCAAGACCGTGGCCGAGACCGGCGAAGCCCCGGAGCAGGAAGAAGCCCCTGCCATCGAGGCCAAGCCGGCCATGAAGACGGTCAAGCCCAGCGCCCCGCTGCCAACCAAGAAGGTCCCGGCCAAGCCCGCCCCTGTGGTAGCCGACGACGAGGATGACCTGACCGGTGGTGCCTCTACCCCTGCACCGGCTTCTGCGAAGGCCCCCAAGGCTGCTCCTGCCCCTGCAGCCGCCGCTCCTGCGGCTGGCCAGGACATCAGCAAGATCCTGGACAGCTGGGACGACTGACATGCCTCGGGGGCTATCCAAGGAGTACATCGAGCTGAAGGATCGGCTGCTTGCCGAGCAGCCCGACAACCTGGGTCTCCAGCTGGGGGATATCTGCCACAAGGCGGGGGTTCTTCCGGCTGTGGTCGCCCGGGCGTTGGGTGTGTCAGTCACCTCCGTGTATCGCTGGATGCGCGGAGACGAGCCCCGGGGTGTGTACGCGAAGAGCATTAGGCGATTTACGCTCATTCTCGAGTACGGGGTGAAGCACAAGATCCTGCCGCACGACAAGCACCTAACGGTTGATCAGGCGATCGCCAAGGCCGCGGCGGAACTGCGCAGCAAGCATTGAGTCTAGACAGGCGAGGGAGTATGCTTACCCTTCGCCTGTAATTTTTCCGGGAGCACAATGTGAAAGCACAGGACTTCCTGTCCTACGTGTGGCCAGCCGCCTCCCACTACCTAATAGCGTATCTGAGCCCCACCGGGAGTGGGCTAGTGCAGAAGGTGGTCGACACGGTAGAAGCAGCAGCAAGACAAGCAGAAAAATGGAACGACGAACGGAGGGAGGTGTATTTCGCAGTAGGGACTCTCAAGCAGGAACAGGTGGTCGGAGCGGACGGCAAGGTTCACCGCAGGACGTTCGACAACATCGACCAACTCAAGGCGCTCATCGCCGACATCGACACCGGCGACAACAAGCCGTACGCCAACAAGGAAGAAGCGCTGCAAGCGCTCAAGCAGTTCTGCAAGTCAACAGCATTTCCAAGACCGTCGCTGATCGTCTCCAGCGGTGGCGGCCTGCACGTCTACTGGACGATGACGCGCGCTGTGCCGACGAACGCGTGGGTCGCGGTAGCGATGAAGCTCAAGCAGATGTTCGCGGAGAATGGCCTCAAGGTCGACGGCAGTCGCACCGCGGACGCCACCTCCGTGCTGCGCGTGGTGGGCACGAACAACTACAAGCGCTCCACGCCACGTCCGGTGGAACTGCTCATGCAGGGCCCCATGTACAAGCCCAGTGTGCTGCGCGACGCCATCACCGGGAAGGTCGGAGCGATCATGCCCGTCGCGCTGCCCGACGTCGGCCAGGGCAACATGGACAAGTACGCGGACGTTGCAGTCGACTTCCGGCGCTTGCTGGCCATGTGCGCGCAGGCGCAGTACGCCACGATGAATCAGGCAGTGACACCCGAGCCGATATGGTACGCGCTGCTGCAGCTGGTGCGCTTCACCAAGAACCCGATCAAGGCGGCGCACATCGTATCGTGCGAGCACCCGACCTACTCGAAGGCCAACACCGAGCAGCGCATGCAGCGGCTCATCTCAGGCGGCTACGGGCCGACAACGTGCGCGAGGTTCCAGGACCCGCTCACCAACCCCCAGTCCGGACTCTGCGCAACCTGCTCCGCCAACGGCAGCATCACCTCCCCCGCACAACTCGCTCCCCTCGCACTCAGCGCCCCTCCCCCCACGATGGACGTGGTGGACGAGGAAGGCAATGTCGAGAAAGTCCCGATCCCCAACCCGCCCGAGCCGTTTATCAGGACGCCGTCAGGCAAGATCGTCATGCGGCAGAAGAACGCCGACGGCGACGAGATTGCTCCGATGGTCGTCTCCCCATACGACATGTACCCGCTGCGCGGAGCGGAGAACGAGCACACCGGGCACGAGCACTCGTGGTGGCGCATCAAGCTCCCAGTGGAAGGATGGCGTGACGTGGAGTTGCAACCCGGTGACCTGGTGGACCATCGCAAGCTCGCGCCGGTGCTGATGGGTCGTGGCGTGTATCTTCAACAGGAGGAACTCAAGTTAGCGGTGAGGTTTATGACAGCATACGTCAAGCAGCTACGTGAAACAGAGCAGGCAGAGCGGACGTTCTCCAGGATCGGCTGGCGTGAAAACTGCAGCCTGTTCGTGCTCGGAGACACGGCCTACTACCCGAACGGACGAACCGACACGCACAAGCCCAGCTCGGAAGTCGAGGTGGCGTTCAAGGGCGGCATGGTGCGCGAGGGTTCGCTGGACGAGTGGAAGCGTGTTGTCCAGTTCTACAACAACCCGGGGTATGAGGGGCATCGCTTCTTTCTCTACGCCAGCTTCGGGTCTGCGCTCATGCCCTTCACTGACCACAACGGCGTGATCATCAACGCGTCAGGGCGTCCGGGCAACGGCAAGACCACCTCGCTGCTCGCCGCTGCATCCGTGTGGGGGCACCCGAAGAAGTACCTCGTCAAGGGGACCAAGGAAGGCTCCACCGCCAACGGCCTGTTCAGGCTCCTCGGCATCCACAACAACCTTCCGCTGTGCCTCGACGACGTGACCACGATGGAACCGCAGCGCTTCGCCGACCTGTGCATGAACATTACGCAGGGCCAGGGCAAGACCAAGGCAACGCGGTCGGGGCAGCTCAACACGCGCATCGACAAGTGGGCGAACATCACCATGACCACGGCGAACGTGGACGGGTATGCCGTGCTGAGCACCAACCGCGCCGGTGCGGAAGCCGAGGCCGTGCGTCTCGTGCAGATAGCTTTCCACCTGCCCAACCACCACACCAAGGCGCAGGCCGACCTGTTCATCCAGCAACTCTCCGAGAACTACGGCTTCGCAGGACACGAGTACGCCAAGTGGCTGGTGCAGAACAAGGCGAAGATCGAGCCGATGATCAAGAAGATGACCGCGCACGTCGACAAGCTGGCGCACATCACACCGCGGGAACGCTTCTGGTCGGTGGCCATCACGACGTCAGTGGTGGGTGCGATGATCGCGCGGGACAAGTGCCACCTGCTGGAGGGCTTCCCGATCGAGAAGGACCTCGAGTGGGTCTGCGGCACGATCAACAACATGCGCGAGCAAGTGCGGGAGCAGATCGCCACCGGCGACGACATCCTCGCCGAGTTCCTGGCTTCCAACGTCGGGGCCACGGTCACGATCACCGGCGATACGTCGGGCAA